ATCATAAATTCCAATTTATTAATTCGCGTATGTAAAAGTTTGTTGGATTCTTCGATTCGCTTGTTTGACTCAATAAGTTCAACCATTGCTGGACTGTCGTGATTCATAGCAATTACTTTAAGTTTCTCAATCTCCAGTTCTATTTTCTTTGTTCCATATTCTTGGTAATTGTCTATTTGCGAATTAATTGTATCAAGTAATATTTGGTATGTCAAATTTTTACCTACCAAAAATAATTCGTGTTCATTCTCGTGTTTTTCCATATCCTTTACTTGGTTGCATCTTATTTTTGGATGGTTATGAATATACGATTCAAAATCTTTGCTTTGCTGAACTACAAATACATCTAGCAATACACATTCTGGATATTTACTTTTATGTTCGTTATATCTTCCAATAATACCTCTGCGACTTTCGCCAATCTTCACAATGTATTCACCAGTTTCAAATGTTTTTACACGGATGATGTAGACAATTGGAATATGCATTGTAAATTGGCTCAATAATACTTTTTCCTTTTCAAGTTCCTTCTGTTTTTTGAGTTTGATTTGGTAGTCGGCTTCTCTCTTTGCAACATCATTCGCATTTGTTATTTGAACATTTCTCAATTGGTCTGAAAGTGATTTGCACTCTTCTATAACAACTTCTTGAATTACCTTTTCCATTTTCACATAATATTCGTGGATTTCATTTGACTTTTTTGTTCCGGCTTTTAAACACATTAGTTTAAAAGTTCTAATTGTCATTGAAATAACTTCTTTGTTATGGCCTCCACGTCCTTCTTTTTTTGCTCCCGCAAGTTCGGGAGCAAAGATTTTGTAATCATTATTATTGCAAAAATATTTTTCTAGTAAATGTTTGGCGTGATATTTTTGTTGAAAGCCCATCCATTCCCATACATTATCCAAATCAATTACATAATCGGCATCGTTATAATTCAAATAACAATAAAAACTTGACAAAAACATTTGCTGTTCATATGTGTTGAAATTTGCTTTCATTTTATCTACCATAGATGACTGGTAATTTCCAGTCATCTTTGTAAGTGGGTTACTTTCAATTAGATTGACTATATCTACACTCATTATATGTATTTGCAAGGTTTATTTCTTTATATGGTTTGTTTTATTTTGTTTATGGTTTTAAAAATCATAAACAAACAATGCTTTATTTTATTCTAAAGCAAAATTACAATGGAAATAAACATATTATAAAATTGAATTCTTATCTTACAATGAACAAATCAGTATATTTTGATGAAGTGTTTGGGAAAAGACAGAAACAACAAACAATGCCGAAATTATGGCTCACCATTTTGTAAGAACCACCGGTATATGAATGAATATACAACTGAAATGATGGATGCAATACAATTCTGCAAAGGGTGCAACAAATGGAAGGATTTGCCTTCCGGCAAAATTCAATGTTTGTCTTGTGGAGAAAGAGGTGCTGAAAACCGCGCAAAAGCAAAAAACGACGTGGTTTTGTGCAAATCCGATGGTTGCACCTTCAAAAAATCCGACGAAAATGATTATTGCGGCAAGCACCAGCTATGTTTGTTTGTGGATGAATGTTTGGCTGAAGGAATGAAACCGTGTGCAAAGTATTTGAAGGGGTGCCGTGCAAAACTTGGGTCAGACTATGTCTTCAAAAGTTGCCAAGATTGTTTGGAGAAGGAGAGAGAAAGAGATAAGGCAAAGCGGTCTGCCGTTACTGGAGAAATTGTTGATGGAGAGAAACAGTGTTCAGTTTGTTGTAAATTCAAGCTGGTGAATGAGTATTCAGAAACAAAAACTTGTTCGCAGTGCAGAGAAGAATTTAAAAAACAAAATGAGAAGAGAGACAAAGAACATGTGCGAGAAATTCAACGGATTGCTTCGCAAAAACCGGAGAGAAAGGCCGTTAAAAAAGAGTGGGAAAATGCGAATCCTGAAAAAGTTGCATTGAAAACATTAAATTACAGAGACAGGCAACACAATGAAAACCAAGAAGAGTATTTGAAGAGAAATGCAGAAACAATGGCTAAGTGGCGTGAGAACAATCCTGAAAAGGTGGAAGAAGCCAATCATGCACGTTTAAAAGATATTAACGCACACTATCACAATTATCAATATAAATCTAATAAATACAGATTAAAATTTGAATTGTCTTTGGAACAATTTGAAGGAATTATTAAAACACCTTGTTATTATTGTGGTATAATCCAAGAAAAAGGATTTAATGGAATTGATAGAATGGACCAAACACAAGGATATGTATATGAAAACTGTGTTAGTTGTTGTAAAGTATGCAATTATCTGAAGGGCTCTGTTGATAATATAACATTCTTACAAAGGGTTGAACATATATTAACCCAAAATAGTATGATAAAAAATGGAAATTATTATCCAACCGCATTTGCAAATCACGGAAAAACATCATACTCAAATTATAAAACCAGTGCAATCAGACGAAATTATTCATTTGATTTATCCCAAGAACACTTTGATAATTTAATTCAGGAAAACTGTTATATTTGTGGCAAGAAATCGGATGAAATACACACAAATGGAGTTGATAGATTTGACAATGATATTGGATACACAGTTGAAAATGTGAACTCTTGCTGTGGCGAATGTAATTTTATGAAAAATGATATGGAATATAATGATTTTCTTGAACAATTGAAGAAAATATTTACACATTCTTCAAAAATAGAGATGGTCAAACCTAGTGTTTACGTTTCAAATGCAATAAAACCTGTGGCAAATAAAATGACAAAAAATGAAGTAAAAGAATACCAAGACCAACAGCGACAAATAAAACGGCAAACCACGAGAGAAAAATACGCAGACGAAGACTACAAAAAAATGCGCGTAGAACAACTAGTAAAAAATAAATAAATCTTGATAAAAAAATATTTTTTTTATCAATTAATCAATACCATATTATGGTTTTGTGCAATGAGTTTAAGCTCGTATACCGGTTTCTATCAAATAAGCATTTCCTCTTATTTAAACCTTGTGCTTTTTGAATGGGCACAACACCCTCTCGGGTGGGGATAGACTATATCTTATGCGTTCATTGAGAATGATTAGTTCTCTCGCGCCCATCAGCATTTAGTCGTTGAACCGCCTTCATATCCTATCATATCGGACTTAGAAGACTGGCTGCGGATTGCCCTATAATATAAAACTTTTTACTATACCTTATGTTGTTATCATAAGCCACTATATAATTTCTTATACAGTTTAGTATTTTATACCTTGAGGGGTTTCCCGCAATTTGGAGATGTTGCCTTGTTTTATCAAGACTTGCATATCTTTTGGATACACATTTATTCGCATTATAGGTTATTGCAAAACCAATTCACGAATATGCCACGCCGCACATTCCGGCCATCACCCTTAAAACATTGTAAGAGTAAGCATATACTCTGACCTTAGCAGTATTGGTTCCAGCAACAGTTCCAGAGGAGAGCACCAACTGGAGAGTGGCGTTATCGATTCTGGAGAAGTTGCAAGATCCGCTTGGCTGGTGCTCCTCAGGCCTCAAAGCGAAAGAATACACGTTGATGCCGGTATCAGGGGCTCTAGTGTGGTGCTGGAAGGGCTGAACAACGTCGAAGTAAGAACCCTCTCTCTCGGAGATTCGGTCCTGACCGTTGAGCTGCAACTTGGCAGTGACGACCGGGTTCTCACCCCAGCAGTGGAGGTGGAGGGCAGTCTCAGCAAGCACGAATGTGCCGGCATCGGACAAGGCAGAGCCTGTGGGGGTAGCATTATCGGCGTTGAAAACACCAGCAGCAGCGTGCCAGTCCTGGTTACCATTCATTGAACCGCCAGAGACGGCATCAGTGGCACCGGCCATCTGGAAGACACCTCCACTAATGAAGGCGTTGGCACCAGAGGTCTCAGCGGGGCCTCCGAACACGTGGATCGAGGGAGGGAGAGCATCAATGGCATCGGTGTAGTTGAAGGGCTGGGCGCCGAGGACCTTGAACAAAGTTGAGTTGCCCTCGAGGGAGGCGCAGTAATCAACGTTGGCATCGGGCTGGACAACCCAGATGAGCTCCTTGCAGGGGTGGTTGAAGTTAATCTTGATCTTATTGGAGGAAGAACCAACGGACTCATCACCAGTGTACTGGAGCTGCTCAATGAGGTACTCGTGGGGGTTCTGGGCCATCTTTCTGCGCTCATCGGTATCCAAGAAGATGAAATCAACGTAGATAGAGGCAGCAACAAGGGACTGCTGGTAAGCAGTGGTAACAGCCAAAGAGGCACCACTGTTTCCAACAATGTTACTGACAGCCCACAAGCACTCGCCAATGGGTCTGAAATCGATGTTAATCTTGACCTCGTGATACTGGAGAGCGACCAAAGGCAGAGCAAGGCCGGGGTTTCGGCAGAACCAGAAGAGGAGGGGGATGTACAAGGTGGTCTCAGGGAGGGCCTTTCTGGGGGCGCAAACCTGACCCGGGCCTCCAGTGGAAGCGCAGGGTCCGTTGATGTCGGCGAACGCGGGGTCAGTCATGTATGTGAGCTGAGTGGTGTGGCCAATCATCTTGTAGTAACCAGCCTGCTGCTCAGAAGAGAGGGTAAGCTGATTCCAGATGTGCATCCAGTCACCATATTGGCGGTCAATTCTCTGGCCTCCAATCTCGACCTCAACCTGGGCAATGAGCTGCTCACCGGGGTAGTCCAACCAACGAGCATAGACATCACCAGTACCCTTCATGGTCTGGTTAATCTCGGGTAAAGTGACCTGGACATAGGTGCGGTAGGCAAGATCTCCATTTCTGGAGATGGTGCAACTAACACGGCGACCGAAATCGGCCTGGCCGTTGAAAGTCTGCTCGATGGACTCCATCGCGAAGTTGGTGTGGCGTCTGTAAGACACCTTCCAGAAAGTAATCTCGGGGTTTCCTGTAAGGAAAACGTCTTGGGCGCCGTAGGCGACTAATTGCATAAGTGCTCCTCCCATTTTTTTATATAATCTAAAAACATAATTTCTCCTAAATCTGAGCGTATAAACCAATTTTATCACGATTTTCTCTACATTTAAAGGAAACCTACGGTTTCCTTTTGAACCTTCCCTTACATGAACATAGATAATGTATATGACAAAATGAATTGCAAAATGTAGGCGACCTGGTTTCATGTTTCACCCCTGATGCAACATTTAGGGAACAAAAAATATGTAATTTAATTTTAAAGATGCCGACAATTTGCAAAAAAGATACTTGCAGAAACCCGGCAGTTTATGGATTTTGTTTTAGGAAACCGCTTTTTTGTTCAGACCATAGAGAAGATGGCTCAAAGAATACACGGACGTTAGAACCAGTTTTACCAACCAGTTCTGGAGAGAAAGTTTGTGCAAGTTGTTCTAAAAATAAATTGTTGCCAAGGTTCAAAGGGTATTGCAAACATTGTTACATAAAATTATATCCATTGGACCCGCTTTCTCTGCAGACCATGTATAAATCAAAGGACACCGTTATCCAAAAATTCATAGATTCCAAGTTTGATGGATTTGTGCACGGAGCTAACACTAGTTGGATCCAAATCAATGGAATTGTTTTAAAAATTATTATTGGAGAAGAAGATGATGATTCAAATAATGAAAAAAACATAGTTATTAAGTTTAACCCCAATAAATATGAGAATGGCAAGAACCCGATGTTGTACACTAGATTGCCAGATTTGGAAAAAGAGATTTCAAGACAATTTGAAAGAATTATGGAATAAATGTAATTGTTTATTGTAATACAAAAAATTGATTATATGAAATATGTTTATCCAATATATATCCAAATTTATACAAATAATTATTTATCTTTGTATCATTGGTTATATTTTCTAATAAAATTACTTTAGGTTTATACTTAATTAAATTTAAACCAGATAAACATTTTAATTCTCCGCCTTCAATATCTATTTTTAAAATATCAATATTAGTAATATGACTTAATTCTGTTTCCAATATTGAAGATAATGTTTTTTGTTGTACTTTTATTTTTGTAATTTTTTTATCATCACACTTAAATATATCCGCAATTTCATCACTTAGTTCAATTGCTGAAAATCCTGCAGTCCAACCATTTGTTTCTACAACATTAAATTCTACCGATTCTTTATTTTCATCATAAATTGCATAATTAAATACATTTTTTCTATATTGTTGTAATAATGGAATTCCATTTGTATTTGCTTCAAAACAATATACATCCCATTCATTTTTTTCAAAATGATAACTATTTGAAATTCTTATGGGTTCAAATGCACCAACATCTATCATAACTCCTTTATAACTATAATCTGGGAAATAACTTCTCAATACTTTATCAACATGTATATCGTGTAATACTTCACCATGAAATTCTGTATAATTCATAATATTAAATTATGAATTAATTTAGTTTTATATCATATTCAAACTAGTATACATATTTTTGTCGCCATACAATTTATATGGTGACAAATAAAAACAAATTTAGTTTAATGAAAGAAATGGATAAAATTAGAGAGCCATTTCTAAAAAAAGTAAAAAAGTGTAAGACCCAAAAATGTTCAAAGCAAAATAAAAAAAGAATGGCTGAACAAAAACGTTATTTGAAAGAAGAAAATAAACAGTGTTCCAAAATAGTAGATGACTATGAATATTATGATTGTACTGTCAAACTTTATGAAAAATCAAAATACAAAAAATTGTTTGATAAATGGGTAAAACAAAATGTTCTAAAGAATTGGAAGAATTGCAAAAATTATAAATAATTTTGTATAAGGGAAGGTTCTAAAGGAAACCGTAGGTTTCCTTTACAAAGATGAATTCTCTGCAATGAATTTCTCTAAATAGTCTTCCATAAAAACTTCTCGCTTTCCGTCGTGGTTTTTTTGAAAAATATATTTGCCGTCACGTTT